GAAATTGACAATCGTCCTAAAAAATAAAATATTTAAAGTGTAAGTATTAAAGTTTTGAGGAAAATTTTGATATTTATAGAAAACACTAAAATATTTATATCATGAGTGAACAAATACAGTTATCACAAGAAGAACTTGACAACATCAAGCAGTTACAAGCTACTCAACAAAATTTAATTTCTAGATTTGGACAAGTAGAATATCAATTACAAGTATTAGAAGCTCAAAAAGATGAATTAGTTGCATCTTTAGCTAGATTGCAAGAAGAAGAAACTAATTTAGGTAACACTTTAACAGCTAAATATGGCAATGGGTCTATAAACATAGACTCAGGACTATTTACAAAAACATAACAAGAATTTAATACTTAACACAACATGGCAGAACAAATAGTATCACCTGGTGTATTTACAAGAGAAAATGACCAGTCATTCATAACCCAACAGCCGGTACAAGTAGGTGCCGCTATTGTAGGTCCCACAGTTAAGGGACCTGTTGAAATTCCTACTGTAGTTACTTCATATAGCCAATATGTAAATAAGTTTGGGACTACTTTTGTTAGTGGTAATCAAACCTATTCTTACCTAACTTCTATCTCAGCTTATAACTATTTCCAAAATGGTGGTACTACTCTATTAGTTACTAGAGTTGTAAGTAGATCAGCTGATTGGACACCTGCTACTAGCACAAATATCCAAAACAGTGTATCATCTGTAACTGGAAAACCTGCTACAGGATCATTCACATTTAGTAATGTAGGGGCTACATCTAACACAGGCCCAGTTGGTCTTAAGATTAATTATAATAATGCTAATTATTATTTCTTCTCAGGTTCAGGTACTGATGCTCCATCTTCAAATTATTATTGGTACACAACAGCTGGGTTAGGTGGTTTGGTGAGTGAAATTAATGCTAGTGCTTCTGCTTATTTTAGTGCTTCATTTAATAGTAACACTCTAAGCATTTCAGCTTCATTTAATGGAACAGCTGGTAATAGCATTACTGTAGAAACTGGTTCATTTACAGATTTATTCTTAGATACATCTGCTACTCAAGTAACTTTAGAAGGAGGTATTGATGGAGTAGGCAACACAGCATTTGCCCTCAAAACAATTTCAGAGGGTATTATTATGAATAGTAGTGGTTCTGAGGCATCTGATGGAGCTTTAGCAAATGGTACTTCTGATAATCTCAGATGGGAAATTTCTCAATTTAACACAGGTTCAGGAACATTTACTCTTTTAATTAGAAGAGGAGATGATATAACTAATGAAAAAGTTATTCTTGAAACATATGCTAATGTTTCTTTAGATCCTGAGCAGGATAATTATATAGCTAAAATAATTGGTGATAGTTACCAGCAAGTAGTAACTGATAGTGATGGAAATACTTATGTTCAATCTGTAGGAACTTACCCTAATAATAGTAATTATGTTTATGTTTCTTCTATAGGATCTTCTACACCTAATTACTTTGACAACAGTGGTAACGCTAGATCTGAATATACTGCTTCCATTCCAGTCTTAGGTAGTGGGTCATTTACAGGAGGTACAGGTAATATCTTATCAGCTACAAATAATTTTTATGAAAATATAAATGCTAATGCTCAAGGTTTAGTAGCTGCGTCTTATACAACCGCTTTAAGTTTATTAGCTAATAAGGAAGAATTCTCTTATAAAGTAATAACAGCTCCGGGGTTAATAAATGAATATCATGCTAGCCCATTAGGTATACTTGTTACTAATGTTCAAAATAGAGGAGATGCTATAGCAGTTGTTGATTTAACCAGATATGGAGCTACTATAAATGAAACAACAACTCAAGCTGGTGGTTTTAACTCAAGCTACGCCGCTACTTACTGGCCTTGGGTTCAAATCTTTAACCCAGATACTGGAAAAATCAATTGGGTTCCTGCTTCAACATTAATTCCTGGTGTGTATGCTGCTAATGATGCATCAGCTGAGCCTTGGTTCGCACCAGCGGGTATTAATAGAGGAGGTTTATCTCAAGTAATTAGACCAGAAAGAAAACTTCAAAGATCAGACAGAGATACTCTTTATGAAGACAATGTAAACCCAATAGCTACCTTCCCAGCAACAGGCCCAGCAGTATTTGGTCAGAAAACATTACAAAAAAGAGCTAGTGCTCTTGACAGAGTTAATGTTAGAAGACTGTTGATTGAACTTAAGAGCTTTATTGGTCAAGTAGCTAACAATTTAGTATTTGAACAAAATACAGCTGCTACAAGAAATGCTTTCTTAGCTCAAGTCAACCCATATCTTGAAAGTGTTCAACAAAGACAAGGTGTGTATGCTTATAAAGTAGTAATGGATGATTCAAACAATACTCCTGATGTAATTGATAGAAACCAGTTAGTTGGTCAGATTTTTATCCAACCAACTAGAACAGCTGAGTTTATAGTACTCGATTTCAATGTTTTACCAACAGGAGCTGAATTCCCAGCCTAATAAATAAGAATTTAAATATATAATATTTATAATAAACTAAAACAATGGCAGTACTAGATCCAAACGAAATATTTTTCACACCGTTTGAGCCCAAACAACAAAATAGATTTATTATGTACATGGATGGATTTCCTAGTTACTTAGTAAAAGCTGTTGGAGCTGTAACAGTAACACAAGGTACTGTTGAACTCAATCATATTAATATTCAAAGATTTGTAAAAGGTAAAACAAAATGGGGTACTATCCAATTTACCCTATTTGACCCTATTACCCCTTCAGGAGCCCAAGCTGTAATAGAATGGGTAAGATTACATCACGAATCAGTAACTGGTAGAGACGGTTACTCTGATTTCTATAAAAAAGACCTAACATTTAATGTTTTAGGTCCTGTAGGTGATGTTGTATCTGAATGGATTATTAAGGGAGCTTTGATTACTGAATCATCTTTTGGTGAGTATAACTGGGATAATGAAGGTGCTATAAACCTTACTATGACAGTTCAACCTGATTACTGTGTGTTGAACTTCTAATTTTAAAAACAACTATGAAAAGAGAGCGTGGTTTTCCACGCTCTTTTTTACTTTCACATATTTATAATAAATAAAGTTATTAAAATGTCAATTGATAAATTAAAGTTACCTACAGAAACTGTAGATTTACCTTCAAAAGGTCTCCTATATTCAAAAGATAATCCTCTTTCTTCTGGGAAGATTGAAATGAAGTATATGACTGCTCGTGAAGAAGATATCTTAACCAATCAGTCTTATATCCAAAATGGTACTATGATTGATAAATTACTTCAATCACTTATAGTTACTAAATTCAATTATGATGATCTTTTAATTGGAGATAAGAATGCTATTTTAATAGCGGCCCGTATTCTAGGTTATGGTAAAGACTATGAATTTACCTACAAAGGAGAAAATCAAGTAGTTGATCTATCTCAATTAGAAAATAAACCTCTTGATGAAACTTTATTTACTCCTGGTGTAAATGAATTTTCTTATACACTACCTCATACTGGTACTGAAGTAACTTTTAAACTTTTGACTCATGGTGATGAGAAAAAAATTCAAAATGAATTAAAAGGCCTAAAGAAAATTAGCCAAAGTAATCCTGAAGGATCTACCAGGTTAAAATATATTCTAACTTCTGTAGGAGGAAATAGGGAACTTAAAGATATACGAGAATTTGTAGATAATTATCTACTAGCCAAAGATGCTCGAGAATTTAGAAATTATGTAATTAAAATTCAGCCCGATGTTGATTTAACTTTTTTTCCCAACAGTGGGGATGGACCTCTCCCCCTCCCAATTGGTCCAAGCTTTCTTTATCCTGACATCTGAAGAAGTAATTAGGTATAGAAGAAATTTATTTACTCAAATCCATGAAATAGTATTTCATGGTCAAGGAGGATATGATTGGGAAACTGTATATAATATGCCTATTTGGTTAAGAAAATTTACTTTTGATCAAATAAATACGTTCTATTCTAAAAAACAGCAACAGCAACAAGAACAACAATCTAAAAATCCAAACCAAAAAACTGTTATAGACTCTACAGGTAAAGTTAAAGCACCTGAGTTTTTAAAAGCCCCTACCTATAAGTAAGGGCTTTAATTTTTTATATTTATAACAAAATTCTCTAATATGGCTATTAATGATGATTTAAAAGGAGCTAATGATGAAGCTAAAGAACTAAATAAAGAAACAGAACGTCTTATTAATTCTTTCAATTCTTTAGGTTTTGCTATTAGACAAGCCATTGAAGATGCTATAGAAGCTTCTCAGGATCTTGATACTATTGGGAAAAAAGTAGCTAAAACTTATGAAAGAGATATAGCAGGAGCTATTAAAAAAACTACTTTAGGTTTAGATGAACAATTAGATTTACAAAGAAAACTTAATAATGGGCAAAATATAGCTAAAGATGTAGCTAAAATTAGAGAAAAACAAGAACAAGCTTTTGCTTCTATACAAGCCCGCATTAATATCTTAAGATCTAAAGGAATTGAAATATCTGATGATTTAGTTCAATCTGCTAAACATCAAGCTGATATTGAAAGAGAAGTTTTAGACTCTCTTCAAAATCAAAACACAGAAATGGTTAATAGTATGGGTTTAACTGGTAGATTGATTGAAGGGATGGGTGGATTTCTTGAAAAGTTAGGACTTTCTTCTGAAGCTTCTTCTATGATGACTGAAGCCTTAGAGGGAGCTAGAGCAGCTGGGGGAGGGGTAGCATCTGTAACTAAAAATTTTGCTGGTAATATGATGAAGGCTATTAAGCCTACAGACATATTTACTTTTCTTCTTGTAAAAAGTTTTGAAGCTTTAAAACAAATAGACACAAGAACAGCTGATTTTCAAAGAAATTTAGGCTTAACTAAAACTGAAGCTATAGGTTTAAATGATGAATTAGCGACCGCCGCTATATCAAGCAATACAATTGGTGTCAATGTTGACACCATGACTAAAACTGTTGGAGATTTAAATAGTGCTTTAGGAGGAACAGCTATTATATTTGATACTGAGCTTATAGAATCTGCTACCTTTTTAAGAGAAAGACTTAAATTATCTGAAGAGTCTTTAGCTAATATGACCATGCAATCATTAGCTACAGGTCAATCTTTAGAAAGTCTTAAAGATACTCAATTAGAAACTTTAGTAGCAGCTGAAAAAGAATTTGGAATGAGATTTAATACTCGCCAAGTTTTAGATGAAGCTAATAAAATATCAGGAGCTTTAAGATTAAACCTTGAAAAAGCACCAGGGGGATTAGTTAAAGCAGTAGCCCAAGCTAAAATGCTTGGTTTAAATATAGAACAAACTGCTAGAATGGCTGGTAAATTACTTGATTTTGAATCAAGTATTGAATCTGAATTAGAAGCTGAATTGTTAACTGGTAAAGAACTTAATTTAGAACAAGCTAGATTATTGGCTTTAAAAGGAGATACAGCGGGAGCTGCCGCTGAAATTGCTAAACAAGTAGGCAGTTCAGCTGAATTCGCTCAGATGAATGTTATAGCCCAACAATCTTTAGCTGAAGCAGCAGGTTTAACAGTTGATGAATTATCTGATGCTTTAAGAAAACAAGAAGGCATAGCTTCTGAAGCGGGTAAATCTTCTGATAGAACTGCTGA